ATCGGGATATTCGTGAGGGAGGTATCTGATGGCAAATGAAATGGATGGCTATAAAAGACTGGCCTCTGCCGTGATCGTTCAAGCTCTCACCGATCTCCCGGTAAAATATAGATGGGTAAAAAAAGACCCGCGCGGGAAAGTTATAAACGCCTATCAGCTTGAAAATGCCGTAGATCGTTCAAGGGCCACCCGTTTTTTTAAATCCGGGGATTACCTCTTTTGGGTAAACGTGTATGACGGAGATTGCATAAAAATATTTAAAGCCTACAAGCTGCAGATAAGGAAAACAATTTATCGCCGTGGCAAAGAAATAGTGGAGGAGGTATCATGAGCAGACAGGGGACGGTGCGGAGGATCCCATCGAGGAGTGCTGAGAAAGAAAAGCATCGGTTCATACCGGCGCAGACAACGCTGGGCGGAAACAGAAAAGAGAGGAGAAACAAGAAGAACGCCGAGCCCACCTATTTCTCATATCGCTTCGGCTGGAAGAGCTGGACACGGAACGAAAGATATTGGAACCGGATACGTAAGCGCCGGAGGATCCACAACGAGATGGCAAAACGCAGCAGGCGGATCAACAGGGGCCTGGCATCGTGAACTTGAAGAAGGCCATGAAGAACGTAGATACACTGATACTTGTCATCAAGGCGAAAGGTGGATGGGATTATCGGAAGCAGATCCTTCTGAGCGACGTGGAACTATCCAAATGGAACGGTACGGCAGAGAACGATATCAAAGATGTCTTCATCCGCGCTATCATCGCCGAAGAGATGTTGCGGGAGAATCCGCCCAGCATTCATAGTCGATGGGCCGAGTATCAGAACAGGCTCAAGGAAGCGAAAAATACTTTACAGTCAATGCCAGCGAGAAAACCACGTCTGCGAAGCGAGTCACACTTTTCGAGAAAACCAGTACAATCAAGCGAGTCACCGAATGCAAGCAAACCAAAAAAACCGAGCGAGTCAACGCAGCCAAGGAAACCATGCGATTAAAGCGGGTCAGTCCAAACAAGAAAACCAGTGAGTGAAAGCGAGTCAGGGGGTTGAAGAAAACCATGAGGCACAAGCGAGCCATGGACCGCGAGAAAATCAAGCTCTAGAAGCGAGGTTGGCGGTGAACCTTAAAACCGCCATCTTATAGAGGGAAATTGAACTGATGCCACGGAAATGCAGCATATGTACACACCCCAAGAGAGCGCATATCAACCGGGCGATACTCAGCGGAAAGAAGTCTTTACGCAAAATAGCCGAACAATATGAGCTTAAGCCTGGGGCTGTGCTATGGCATAAGCGGAAGCATCTTATCGAAGCCATGAGGTTGGCAAAGAAAAACGGTGACATCAAAGAGGGGAAGACAGCATACGAGCAGTACAACTTCCTGCTGAAAGAGGCAGAGAAGAAGTATGGGGAGACGGAGGGAATGCTGGAGGTCACTTGGTTTCGGGAATTGAGAGCCATGCTTGATATGGCATTCAAGCTGGGCATAGAGGCCGAGCGTCGGCGGGAGCGGCAGATCTTCCAGGATGTGACACCAGCAGTGTTACTGATGATCGAGGCAGCGCAGAAGATAGGGGGGAACGGGCGATGACCAAAGCTGAGAAGATGGCTGAGGAAGTACTTACCAAAATCTATAACATAGTAGAAGGAGTAGATAGCAAGTATGATGAACGGGAGCTTGCTATTCTTCAAGATGCTTTCCACCAAGTCGCCACGGAAAAAACGATATCGATATTGAAGAAAACAGCCTGGGGTATGGAAGAAGGTGGCCCTGGAACGGAGTTTGTGTTTTGCAGCGATATTATCAAGGACCGATGGGAGGACGAGGAAGTAAAGCTGCCAGGATTTAAGGATATCATAGGACTTTATAAGGATAAGGACGCTTGAACGTTCGGGAAGCAAACGCCAACTATAACCAGATCCTCAAGCAAGCATCGCACGACAACTGCCGACAGATGGCAGTACGGGAGCTGTGCAAGCAGGATCTGTTCTTCCTGCTGGTCTACGGTCTGCATCGAGTAGACGCAAACAACCAGTGGGTATATGACAGGTCCCAAGAGTATCAGGCCGATCCAGATGGTTACCTGGATCTCTGGTGGCGGGAAGGCTACAAGTCCAGCATCATCACGTTTGCCGGAATTATCCGGGGGTTGATAAATGACCCGGAGCGCACCTACGGCATCATCTCTATTACACGACCGATGGCAAAGAAGTTTCTGCGACAGATCAAGGTGGAGCTGGAAACCAACGAGGGACTGAAGGAGCTATTCCCGGAGGTGTTCTGGCAGAATCCGAAGAGGGAGGCCACCAAGTGGTCGGAGGATGATGGTCTGATAGTCAAGCGCAAGGGCAATCCCCCGGAAGCGAGCATCGAAGCATGGGGATTGGTTGACGGCCAGCCAGTTGGACCTCACTTCTCAGATCTACATTATGAGGACCTGGCAAACAAGGATACAGTCAGAACACCAGCGATGATGGAACGGGTTAGAGATGCCTTCCTCGAATCGCTTAACCTCGGGCAGAGAGGTGGGCGCAGACGAGCTTGTTGTACTCGATGGCACTATGCCGATGTGAACCAGACTATCATAGATCGTAAGATCCTCATCCCACGGATCTGGACGGCTACCAAAGACAACACATTCACCGGAGAGCCCTGGCTGCTTACTCGAGAACAGTTGGCGCAGAAGATCTCAGACTACGGTCCCTATATCGCCGGCTGCCAGTTGTTCATGAACCCCACGCAAGACAGCTTGCAGGTGTTCAAAGAGGAGTGGCTGCGGTACTGGAAGGCTGACCGCTACAAGGGCCTGAACCTCTACATCCTGTGCGATCCGGCCAGTGAGAAGAAGATCGGCAGCGACTACACTGTCTTCATTCTGATCGGGCTGGGATCGGATCGCAACTACTACGTGGTCAACTGGATCCGGGACCGGCTGAGCCTGACAGAGAAAGCCAACGTGCTATTCAAGTGGCATCAACAGTACCGACCTCAGAATGTGGGATATGAGCAGTACGGGATGCAGTCTGACATCGCTCACTTCACGGACAGGATGGAGCGAGACAACTATAGGTTCGGCATCATGCCCCTGCACGGACCGCTGGGCAAGGGTGGCAGAATAGACAGACTGCTGCCGATATTCTCCCAGGGGCGGATGTACATTCCGGAGAGTAGCCCATATGTCCAGTACGACGGGGAGCAGGTGGATCTGACGAGATCGTTCGTGAATGATGAATACAAGGCACACCCGTTTGAAGTCCATGATGACATGCTGGATTGTTTGTCCAGGATAGTAGACCCAGAGTTCTCGGCAGTCTTCCCGCAGGGAGAAGAGATCGACCCGCTGCGGTTGCGGCGACCCCCGGAGGAGGACTACGATCCCCTGAGATGGGGGCTGGAGGATAGATGAAAGCAAAAGTAGCTGAACAGGTTTTTGATGTGCAGTGCAAATGGGAGATCGACAAGGACGGCGACCATAGCCTATCTGTGGGCTTTGACGGCAAGGAGATGGACTATTGGGGGATCGTCTGCCCTCATCATGAAGGCCATTTTGAGGTAGTTGGGGGATGGGGGGATATCCGATATTCGGTCTATGGTCCTATAGAAGAAGCCAAGAGCAAAGCGGAACATTCTGCGATAGACGACTTGGCACGCAAATACCACATAGAAATCGAAGTCAGTAAATAAAATCTATAAGGAGTGAAGAGATGACAGTATCAGAAGTGACTGTGCGAAGAGCTGAGTTCGTTTATGATGCGGCCCGATTGGCTGCGATTGCGGCGAAAGCTCCAATCGTACCCGTTCCCTTTGCAGAGCGGGAGGAACCGTTCAGGGAGCAGTTCTACGAAGTGATCGATAGACAGTGTAGTCCGCGTCGATCAAGATCCCCCGAAGAGCTGCATGGCTCGTGGATGCAGTCCTACCTTGACATGGGCTGGATGTATGGCGAGGTGTATGATCGTGAGGCCAAGATCCATCCAGATCTTGTGCCTTATGCCGACCTCGGACAACTGGAGCGCGACAAGGACGCCGTGTTTGTCGCGCTGTGCGAAATAGCACGGCAATGGATTTACGAGGAGGAAGCATGAAGAAACTATACCGTAGATTTGCATGCTGGATTGGTTGGCATTCTTGGCCCAATTTTGAACACGGCTCACATTATTCAAAATGTAAATGGTGTGGTTATGTGGGTCTCATAGACAGCCAAGGGAATCTATTCTAAAGGAGGAGTGAAAAGATGAAAGCCATAGTTCGTTATGGCGAGGTGATCAAAGGCATTGATTATCCCTATCTTCCCGTTTGGATAGGGTATGAAAACATGGTGATGTTCTTTCTATTTTCTCTGAACTGAAAGGAGGAGTGAAGAGATGAGCGGGCCATTCTACGAGTGTGATCGGTGTAAGAAGAAAATATCCATATTTTTTTCCCGTGTTAGCATACGGAAGGGAACAATCCAAGAATCGGGGAGTGCAACGCTGGACCCCGCTGGTCTTGGATATGATCTTTGCAAGGACTGTGAGGGCCTTGTTGTTGGCATCATAACCAATCCAATCACCGTGGCGGACATATCGGCTACGGTTATCGACACTCTAAAACAAGAGAAGGAGAACAAAGATGAGTGAAATGACAGGCAAGTGCGTAACCTGCAGGTTTGCAGACATCGTGGGCAACGACCAGGCGATCTGCCGCGTCAACCCGCCTATGACAGCGGGAGTGATGACACCGAATGGTGCAGGTGGAATCACCCTTTGGCCTACGGTCAAGCTCGCGACCGACTGGTGCGGCAAGCACGAAGAGCAGCTGGTCAAGACAGCGAAGAAGATGCCACCGATAGCGGTTGTCAATCCTGGCAAGGTGAACTAGAAAGAACTAGTACTTGACAACTGTGTGTCTCTTGGTATTATATATACCAGGAGGCACACGTGTCTGATGCCGCCACTCCTTCCTCGCTTCCCCAGATGATTATGGAAGTCCCCGAGTCTGTGTGGAAGAAACTCTCGGCAGCCCTGGGAGTGAATACCCGGATGGAAGCTGCTGAGCTGGTTCAGGCAGACCAAGAGGCTGCTGCCGTAGCAAACGGGATCATCCGTCAAGCGATGGCCGGCAAGTCCGCACTGACCTCCAGACCCCCGAGTCCCAAGACAGCACTGACCACCCCACCTCCTGCCGCTTCTTATGGTGGAGGTGGCAAGGCAAGGTTGAAAATAGGATGATCGAAGTTGCCGAACTGACACGCCGCCTCGGTGTTCTCAAGGAGATGCGTTCCCCCTGGCAGCCGCTGTGGAAGGATATCACTAGCTACGTCCTGCCGCGACGTTCCTTCTGGGATCTGGACTCCGAGAAGGGACAGAAACCACAAATCAAAATCTATGACGGTTCAGCGCTATCCGCTTTGCAGACCCTGGTCGATGGTCTACAGGGTTACATGCTGTCGCCCAAGATCCGGTGGTTCCGTCTGGTGATGGAAGACTCCAAGCAGCAGGACCTGCCGGGTGTTGCAGATTGGCTGGAGGAGGTGGACGACGTTCTGTATTCTGGATTTGCCCGATCCAACTTCTACGAGGCTATCGGGGAGTTCTTCCTGGATGCCGCATCCATCGGGACTGCGGTGCTATTCGTGGAAGATGATCTGTCCGTCCGTCGGGTGAACTTCTCTTGCCGGCACATGAAGGAGTGTTACATCGCCGAGGGGAAGAACGGTCTGGTGGATACAGTGTACCGGGAGTTCATCCTGACCAACCGGGTAGCCAAGCAGATGTTCGGGGATAAACTGACCGCGACACGTCTGGAGGCAGTCGAGAAGACACCCTATGGGAAGGCAACGATCATCCACGCCACGTTCCCTCGGGATGAGTACGATGCGGGGCAGACCAACGGTAAGAATATGCCGGTCGCATCGGTCTACATCGACAAGGATCAGGACGATCTGATAGATGAGGGAGGTTATGACGACCTGCCCTATCTGGTGTGGAGATGGCGGAAAAACTCCGACGAGGTGTACGGGCGGTCGCCGGCGGCAGATGCGATCAACGACATCCTACGGATCAACCAGATCAGTAAGGATGTGTTAGAGGCCAGTCATCTGAGCGTGTGGCCGGCGGTCAACGTACATAGGAGCCAACGAGGACTGACCAAACTTATCCCCAAAGGGGAGAATTACTACACCAACCCGCAGGAAATCATCACGCCGATCAATCTCGGCCAGAACTATCCGATAGGACTTGAGCAGGAAGAAGCAATAAAGGAACAGATCCGTGAGATCTTCCGTACCAAGATCTTCCTGCTGATGGAACAACTAGAAGGTAGTCCACGCACCGCCACCGAGATCCGGGAGAGACAGGGAGAGAAGGCGGCGTTGCTGGGATCCACCACCGGGCGGCTGAACTCCGAGGTGTTGGTGCCGCTGCTGGATAGGGTATACAAGATCAGTGAGAAAAATGGTATGATACCAGAACCACCGATGGCCTTGGCCGCCGGAGGCAGGGTGCGGGTAGAGATGCAGGGACCGCTGGCACAGAGCCAGAAGCAGTACCACGAGGTCCAGGGAGTGAATGCCGCGTTGGCATTCACGGGGGCGATGTCGGAGTTGTTCCCCAACTCGCTGGACAATGTGGATGAGGACGAGCTGATGCGCCGGGGCCTGGACTCTCAGGGTTCACCCCAACGGGTGATCCGGGAAGTACCGGACGTATTGGAAATCCGCAGACGGAAGATGGAGGCTGCGGAAGCCGCAAAGAGACAGGCGATAGAACTCGAAGAAGAAAAGATGATGGCATCAAATGCAGACAAGCTCAATAAGCCTCTGCAACCAGATAGCATGCTTGCGGCGGCAGCAGCTGCCTCGGGCCAAGGAGAGTAAAGATGAAGGATGCTGACGCATTGAATGACGGATGGAAGGCGCTGACTTCGGCCATGCAGACTGACACACGGTTCACCAACGACGAGATGGCTGCCCTGGTGGCGATCAACACTATCATCGATGCTGATGGTGTGACCACCAAAGAGCAGGATATGCTTGTCGTCCAGTGCATGGAAAAGTATGTGTGCCAAGACCTCAACTACAGCTAAGGAGTAGACTATGGCAGATAAATATGTCCAATCTTCACCGACCTACGAGTTATCGGAAGGGTCGGTGGCCGACGTAGAGCGCATCGGGCCGCAAGGACAGCTGCTCGTTGATTCGATGCACGGTCAGATGTTTGAGGCTTCCAGGTGCGGCACACTGTTCTGGGCTACCAATCAGGCAGCTCAGGCTATCAGCGTGGCGCTCGCCACAACCTACACCGGCCTGTGCTTGTCTAACCCGGTGGGCAACAATCGGGATATCATCGTGAGGGCGGCCAGCTTCAGGGCCAGCATCGCCCAGGTTGCCTTGTCAGTGGTTGGTCTGTTGGCCGGCTACATATCAACCGGAGGGGTGACGGCGCATACCACGCCGTTGGTCTACGGCACATCGATGTGGCCCATGAACTTCGGATCGACGGCAGTGCCGACCGCCAAGGTGGATTCTGCTGCCACGATAGTATCACCGAAAGTGCTAATGCCGCTGATCGGGACGGTAGCCACCTCTGGGTATCTTGCAGGTGGCGGGCTTCCCGTGGACCTACAGGGCGGGTTGATCTTGCAGCCCGGATCGTATGTGGCGATGTACGCACTGACCGCCGTGACAGGCATCAGTATGTTCATCTGGGGAGAGATAACAAGGTAAACGACTCGTCTTTAGACGAGCGGAATATATTCGAGGAGGCATAAAATGAGTGCAAGAGTTGTGAGTAACGACCGGGACGTGAAGATCCCGGTAGGTTCGTCGGTGGGAATCGACAGGATTACCCCGGCCAACGCACTCCTGACAGCGCCAGCACATGGCAGGTACTATGAATTGTGCAGGCAGGGAAACCTGTTCTGGGCAGGCAACATGGCGGGAGCGGCCCACGCCTACAGCGTGGCTCTGACAACCACCTACACGGGGTTGTGTCTATCCAATCCCATCGGCAACAGCAAGGACATCGTGATCGAGGCTTGGGGCTTCTCCGCTGGTCTGGCTTACGTTGCTCTGTCGATGGTGGGGATCATGGGTGGGTATTCGACCACGGAATGTACCCACACGACTCCCGGTGTATTCGACACTGATTTCGGATGTCTGAATCTGGGATCAAAGAACTCGCCTACCTGTCTGATGGATGAACACGCAACAATCGTAACACCCAGGCTGCTGATGGCTCTGGGGCATGAGGCGATTGCAACCGCAGTCGGAGCAGGGTCTGCCGCGATGATAGACATCGGCGGAGCTATCAGATTGCAGCCAGGTGGATGGTGCGCGACGTACTGTTTGACGGCCATCACCGGAAACAGCTGCTTCTGGTGGAGTGAGGATCCGAGATAGTGTTAGAGTGGCTGGGAGAGCTGACTGAAGAGCAACAAACCAGAGTTATTCGGGATGCGTTCGCCAAGGTAGCGGCTACTGAACCCGGTAAAGTGGTCTTCTCAGCTCTCCTAGAACAACTGTACTTCTTCCGGCCATGTCTGGACGATGCGGCCACCGCTCTATCAAACTTCGCCAAAGAAAAACTGTTGAGTTACTTCGGCGAAGATGCCGACGTGAGAATTGTAGAGGCGATCATAAGACCGCCGAAAGGAAAATAAATGAGTAACGAACAGGCTGCAAGCCCTGAGAAGGACAACTTGCTGACCGGTGCACCCCCGGCAAAGGAGCAATCTGCCCTCACCGGAGTCGAAGCAGAAAAGAGCACCGAGCAGTCGTTGGCTGCGGGTGTGACTCTTGAGTTGCCACACGCATGGATGGAAGGGTTGACCAAGGAACAGAAGGCAGATGCAGACCTAGTGAAGTTGCTATCCAAGTTCGAGAAAGGGATACCTGATCTTACAAGGTCTTATGCGGAGCTGGAAAAGAAATTGGGTCAGTCTTTTACTATTCCAAACGATGGAGCAACGCCGGAGGAACTGGCGACCTTTCGCAAAGCGATAGGAACGCCCGAAAAACCAGAAGACTACAAGCTGGAAAAAGTAGAGCTTCCCAACAACGTCGAGATGGACGGGGAATGGGAAAAGGAACTCAGAGCGTTGGCCCACAAGCTGAACCTGTCGCAAGGACAGCTAGAAAGTCTCCATGAGTGGTACTTCAAGAACCTGGCAGCCGAGATGCAGGTCGTGAAAACCACGGTCGATGAAGCCGAAAAGGCGCTGCGAAAACAGATGGGGGCAGGTTACAACGAGGCTAGAGCTCACATGAAACGTGCGACCGACAAGTTCCTGACACCGGAAGCTGATATGCTTTTCGCCCGGAGCGGTCTAGGGAATCACCCTGAAATCCTGAAGATGTTCCTGGATATCGGCAAGGCGATGGGAGAACACTTCTTTGCAGAAGGATCTCCGGCAGCAGAGACAGAAGGCGCCCCATTTGGAGCACGCACCGACGAGGAACTGGCGGAAGCACTCTACGGAAAAAAATAGCAGTAGTCTTGTAAGGACAAGATTATGGCAGTTGCTGCTCTTGCAACAACCTATCCAACCTATCTGGACTTCAAGTCCAGGATGGACCCGGATGGGAAGGTATCATCGTCCATTATCGAACAGTCGAACAAGACCAATCAGGTACTGGACGACATGGCGGTCCAGGAAGGCAATCTGGAAACCGGCAATAGAACCACGATCCGAACAGGGTTGCCCACGGCAACGTGGCGGCTCCTGAACTATGGCGTGGTTCCCACAAAGAGTATCACCGCCCAGGTGGACGACACCTGCGGGATGCTCGAGATCTACAACGAGGTCGACGTAGACCTCGCGGAACTCAACGGCAACACAATGGCCTGGAGGCTTTCAGAGGCTAAGGCAGCCATTGAAGGGATGAATCAGCAGATCGCTACAGCGGTCTTCTACGGAGCGCAGGCCACCAACCCCGAGCAATTCACCGGGTTCATGCCCAGATTCCCCTACTTCCGTAGGGCGGTCCTCACGCCTTCGGAAAGTTCCTACAACTGCATCACCAACGTGGCGGCTGGCGGAAGCGCAGTCAACACATCGATCTACCTCGTAGTTTGGGGAAAGGACTCCACCTACGGCTTCTATCCAAAAGGCCACTCAGGCGGAGGCATCAAGCACCAAAGCTGGGACAACGTAACCACAGACGACACACAGACCATCCCAGGTCGGTTCCAAGTCCACCGGGATCACTTTCAGTGGAAACTTGGGCTGGCAGTGCGGGATTGGCGCTATGTGGTACGGATCTGCAACGTCAATTCATCGCTCATCACTTCTTCAGTGGCGACCGTGGCCGAAGCGATGATCAAGGCGTACTACTCCGTACCCAACGTCAATGGTGGAAACGCAGTTTTCTACATGAACAACCTCGTACTCTGGAGCATGCAGTTGCAGGCCAGGGTGCAGCCCAACCTTGCCCTTTCCTACGAAGAGTACATGGGCAAGAAGATCGCGATGTTCATGGGGATCCCGATTCGCCGGTGTGATGCACTGATCAACACCGAAGCCGCCGTGACGGTTCAGACGTAAGGAGAGGAATATGATCATAGACAACAATCAGTTCCTGATGAAGATCGGCGGGCGGCCAGGTGACTCAACAGCGTGGTCGAGTCTTTGGGCGCACACGACCCAAGGGTACTCGGATACCTACGACCTGGCGACGACCGCCAACCGCAACATCGCCGCAGGCGGACATGTGGTGTTCCGCGTTGGAACAGCATTCGCACAGGCTTCCGGCAGCAGCGAGTGGATCATCGCTGTCTCTGCCGCAGCCACGATGGGTACGGACACCGTGCTTTGGTCAAGTGGGACAGTTGCCTTCGGGACACTTGCGGGCTTCGCCCTCAACTCTATCCCCTGGGTGATCAAACTGCCCCGCACCTTCCCGCTCCGGTATCTGGGCGTCGGGTGGTATCCGACCACCGCAGCCTTCACAGCCGGCACGATGGATATTTTCATCACGGGGGATGCTCCGTATCCCCAGGTATAAGGAGGAGATGAATGGCTAAGTTTTTCAAAGCACGTTGTCTGAGGGATACCGTGCAGGACAACCCCTACATGTACTACAGGCAGGGGGAGGAATACACGATTTCCGAAGATAGTGTGGTGCGGATACACTTTGAACC